TGATAAGTGTCTATTGTTATGTCAGACCAATTATCAGGTATTGTTAATTTAACCTCTTTCATTACTAATAAATATAAAATGTTATTATTTGTTTTTACGATATATAATACTTGCCAGAATAAGACACCATTAACTTATTTAATGCCACATATCTTACTGCATCTACAGCATGGTTAAAAGCATCTATTGGCTTGTTAGTGATTTCGCTATTCTTGTTCTTTATCCACTTATAATTCCTAAATTCTTTTATTGCATTAATACTACGTTTAGTTATATTTAGCTTGTGTCTTTTTAGAACGTCTATTCCAATACGTATACTGTCTGCTCCTTTCTTAGCAGGTTTTATATTAATGCCACCCATTCTGTATATTTCTTCTATAGATTTTGGCTCTGCACTATCTGCATATATCTCTATACTTCTATCTATTCCTAATTGTTTAATCTTATGTGCTATATCTTGATTGGTTAATCCTTTCTCATAGATTAGTTCATCAATATATAAATCTAAATCGTGCTTATATACTTTTACTAATGATGTAGGGTCTGCTGAGAATCCGAAATCTAACCCTAATGCAATTTCTTTAGCATTTTCAGGAACATCATTTACTATATTAAATACAGGGAAAATGGTTTCGGAAGCTACCCCGCGTTGTCCCTCACCAAAGACCCTGTATAAATTTTCATCTACTTCTTTTAATCTTTCTATTTCTGCTATTGTTGATTCTTCTAAAAATGGATTGTCTTTATACGTTGATATATGAAAATCCACATCATCTCTATCTGCATCTATAATTTGTGTGTATAACCAATGATACTGTTCTGAAGGATTAAAGTCAATAATAATCTTATAGGTTGTTCTTAATGCTAATTGTGTGTACTCTTCAAATCCAAATTCATTACACTCATTAAGAAATAAAACATCTCTTTTACGACCTCTTACTCTTTGTGGTTGGTCGACTGATATAAACTCTACATTATTACCGTATAGATGATATAATGAATTAGACTTATTATGTAACCTTTCATCATACAAATTCTCTTTCTTTAGTATCTCAAAGAAATCACGCATACTAGTACCTCTTAATGCAGGGAATGTTTTACGTGCTATTGTAATATATAATCCTTTGCCTTTATTCTTATAAGCAAACTCAATTAATCCTAATAGAATAGAATATGTCTTACCACTTCTTGTTCCGCCTTGCAAAACACAAATTCTTTTAGTAGATTGTTTTAAATCATAATATGGTTTAGCTTGTTTCGTCATCATCATTAATCCAAGATGGGGGTGCTGCACTTACATTAACATTCTGGTCTGGCAATCCCTCTATCCTATCTAGGATTTCTTTTATTGCTTTTAACTTTTCGTTATTGTTACTATCCTTATGGAAAGCTATTTGTATTAACATCTTAGCTATAGGACTTCCAAAGTCACCTTCACCACCCATATTAGTATCTTGTGTAGATAGTAATTCTTTTAATACTGTAGCTACATTTCTTCTACCTTTTGGTCTACCATTCTTTTTAGGTTGATTAGTAGAACTAAACTGTGTTGCTTTATTTGGAAATTTATTCATTGATTCCGTTTTTAAACCGTTATACTTTTTTTGCCTTTTGTCCTGTAAACTGTTCCCATCTTTCTATAATTACATCACAGTATTTAGTATCTAATTCCATACCATAACATATTCTATTAGTTTTTTCACAAGCTATTAATGTTGAACCACTACCTAGAAATCCATCATAAATAATATCTCCTTTTATATGGTCTTTTATTATTTCACTTAATGTTCTTAATGGTTTTTGTGTTGGATGAACTCTTTTACCACTTTCGCCCTCTCTTATCATTCCGTTCCATAATTGGTCGTATATTCTAATTGGTGTATGAAAACTGCACCAAGCCATTTCCCCATCTGCAAAAGTGTTTCTAATATCTGTGTTTGCTCTTTTATTCCAAATTAACCACCCAGAACTAAAAGGTAAAAAATCTACGAAATAATTACCTCCCCAAATAATAAAATTTTTCATTCCTAAAGATACACAAGTATTATAAAAGTTTTTTGCAGTTTCTGTTGTATCATCTGCAATCACTTCTGAATATTTTCCTTTTTTAGCAATCCCAAAATCTGCACCTACTTTTTTATTTTTAACTACATTAATACCATAAGGCGGGTCTGTAAATACCATATCTGCTTTCTGTCCATTCATCAACTTTTTAACATCACTTTCTTTTGTGCTATCACCACACATCAATCTATGATTTCCTAATTGCCAAATATCACCAAGTTTTACTCTACTTTCTTTTACTTCTGGTATATAATCATCTTCTGTGTTGCCTTCTGTAATTTTATCAATGTTAATATCAAGGTCAATATGCTTAAAACCCCAATCCGTAAGTTCTTCTATATCAAACTCGTTAGCCAATATATCCATATCAAAGTCCCCTGTGTTTTTATTCAATCTAATGTTTAATTCTCTTTCTTCTTCTTTTGATAGGTCTAGCATTACACAATCAACATCTACATATTTAAGGTCTTTACATATCTTTAATCGTTGATGTCCACCTATTACAGTATTATCTTTGTTTACTATTATAGGGTCTACTAAACCAAACTTTTTAATTGATTCTTTTAAATCCTTATATTGTTTACTGCTAATCTGTCTAGGATTGTATGATGCAGGGTTTAAATCTTTAACTAATTTACTTTCTATTTTCATATCGCTTCATTGTTTTATTGTATTCTATCATAGCATATATTTGATGACATACTAATTCTAAATGTTTTATTTTGCAGAACATATTAAACATACTATCTGATTCTGCTTTGTTGTGGCAATCTCTACACAGTCCCATTAGATTCTCTATGTAATCTTTATTCTTTGAGCCACCCATTCCTCTACTTTCTAAATGATGTATGTCAACAGCTCTATCTTGTTGGCACATTTCACACATTACGAAGTCCTGTTCTCCATAATCAAAAAAGTCCATATATACCTTAGTATGCTTCTTCAACTTTTTCTTTTTTATTTATTAAATATAACTCATCTTTTAATGATGATATAATAAAAGTACCATTACAATAGTGGCACTTACCTTTTTCAATAGGGCATACCCTAACACATCTAAGGCAAAATCTAAATATCTGTTCCATTGTCATTTATTTTACAACTGTTCTTATATACCTTTTCTAATTTAGCTAATGTTTCTTTTACACAGCTACCACAGCTACTAGCTTTTTTATTAGCATTAAATACTTTATTATATAGCTTTACCATAATATCCTGGTCTTGTCCGTTTATTCTACCACCTTTTATTCTAGGCAGTACTGATTCATATATAGACAACTCATCTTCTGTAAATTGTCTTACATTACTATACGGAAAAAGTTTATTCAGCTTATCACGCCTATCACTACAGCCACACTCATCTCCTAGTATCTTCTTAGCCACTTTGTCTATTCCTGTAGCTTTTAATGCTTTTTCTATAGAATCTCCGAGTCCTTTACTTTTTGTCATTTTTTAGTTTTTTTAATATGTTATCTTTAACTTTTTTATTATCTATCATATCTAGTAACTTGTGTATAGAATAACTTGCTGCTTCATTAATTGTTAAATCAAATCCTTCTTTAGTTCCTAATACATAAGTTTTTCCCTTTTCATCAGAAAATGATACCATATCATACTTTTTAATTAAGTCGGTATTTGCGTTTTTTATAGCTCTTATTATTCTACTCTTTTTCATTTAATAAATACTTTTTTACGTTAGTGATTGCTTTATGTAAAGTGTTTCTGTTTATCTTAGTTTCTTTCTGCATTTGGTTTAAGCTAAAACCTTCTCTATAATATATTTTAAATACTTCTGCATCAAACCAATATAGGTCTTTTAGCTTTTCTTCTATCCATTCTAGCCGTTCTTCTACTTCTTGTTTTTGCTTTATATTGTATTGTGTGTTATCAGCAGATAAACATTCTATTGTTGTAGTAGTATGATATTCGTAGTATTTTTTATACTTATAATAGTATCTGCTTGTTTTAGAATGGTATTGATTAATCATAACTCTAACTACATAGAATGTCATTTGATTTTTTGTGATTATTTCGTCAATTCTATCTTGGTCGCATTTATAAAGCTCTTCTATTACAAAACTAAACAAGTCGTCATTACCTTTACCACTAGTGATATTATAAGCCATATCTTTTAACTTATGGTAATTCTCAATAAGATACTTGTCTAACATACTTTGATGACTGAGGGTATATTCATCTGCTTCATTAAGTTATATTCTGTAACATTTAATTTAGATATTTCTATCTCTGCTATATTTTCAAATCTTTGCTGTAGTTTATTATAAATATATTTTAATATATTTTTGTCTTTTTTCAAATCTCGTAATATAAAACTAAGTTCAGCACCACTATTAAATAAAATTATAAACACCCAGTTGTTAGTATCTGTGTAATCCCAATGCAATCTTTCGTGCCTTGTATTAAAAAATGTAGGTTTAACTTTCAAAATAATTCTTTTTGTATTGTTGTATTATTTTTAATACTTTTTATTGCTTCTTGTAATATATGTAGACCTAGCTTGCTATTAACTGCATTTCTTATTTTTAAAGGTATTTTATTTGCTCTATTTGGATGACCTTTTATCATTGTTCCAATATCATTTTTTGGTTGCCATATTTTTTTTATATTAAAATTAGACCAAAATAAGTGCCTACCTATTTTTTGAGCTCTAATAAATGGTTTATAGAAAGGAATAACATTTTCAACAACATACTTTCCCTTAAAAAAATGCTCAAGAAAAATTATTTCTTGATATAAACCAATATCTATATAGACAGGTCTTTTTCTTATGTGCTGTGTAAAGTAATTAGTTCTACTATGTGTTGGACAAGGCGGTGATGACCAAATAAAATCAAATTCTTTATAATGGTCTAATAAGTATTCGTGTGCATCGCCTACAATAACAATATCATTTGTATATTTTTTTTTGTATTCATCTGCTATTTTTCTGTTTAATTCTACTGCTGTTATATTGTGCTTATCTCCCCACAAATCCCTATTACCACCTATACCAGCATATAAATTAAGTATTTTCATTTTATATATCCATTCATATAAGTTTCTACTATACTAATTGCAGTATCTAAATCATAACACACCTCTGCAATATATTCTTTTTTTCTCAATAGATTTATCCAAAACCATTGATGCTCTGTAGGTTTATTATATCCTACTTTTAACTCTAAAGCCAAGCCATGCCAATACTCGTCTGATTGATATTTTTTTACTGGCTCATAAATTATTATATCAGGGATTCCCTTTTTATAACCTGTTGCTTTTGCCTTATTTCTTTGGCTATGATATTTCTGATACTGTCCTCCCATAGTAGCACAATACAAATATCCCTGTAAATCTAAGTATTTACATACTGCTTTTTGTAATTGATATTCTTTCATTTCTTTTTATTCCAAACTATTCCTGCTGTAGGTGTATATTTAGATGTCCACCCTAAGCTTTTTAAATGATTTTCATATTCCTTTTGTTTTTCTGTATCTAGCTTTTTGTATATATAAGCATCATAGAAATCAGGAAACTTACTCTTAGGCGTTTTATTAAATGATGAATTTGCCCATCTTGATAAACGTCTAGATAGATGCCAAGTTCTTTCTAACTCAAACCTCATCTTGCTTTGTGATTTATTTGGCTCAGTCCAATAATCTATAAATGCTTTTTTATCTTCATTACTAACATCCTCTATTGATTGTACGGAATTTTTAAATTCCGCTAATCTATATTCTATTGTTTTATTTACTTTACTTTTACTTATACTATTACTCTTATTTACTTTACTAGCATTGCGGTCGCTATGCGGTTGCATTGCAGTCGCATTACTCCACCTTTTAGAAGCGTTCTCTTTAGCTTTATTTGACTTACTGTTTATTTCTTGTATATGGTCGTTTAATCTTCTTGAATAAAAGCAACCATCTTCTAATACAAATAAATCAAAATCTTCTATGACTTGTTTTAATATATGCTCATCACATTGTAATCCATAAGCTAACGGCTCGTAGTCATTTACACATAGTTTATTCTCCTCTACAAATAAAAGTTCTAATACTGCCCAGAATATACCGTAACCTTCATATCCTAGTTTAGACCGCATCTTAATTATTCTGTAATCGTTTCTAGCTATTGAATCGTGATTAAAATAAGTTTTTTTCATAAGTTAAGTTTTAAAAAGATAGGACTTGTGCAAAAGGAATATAAACATATAAAACAAGAAAGAAAAACACAAGCCCTATCGGAATTAATTAAAATGGGGGATTATCTACTAAATTAGCAATTTCTTGCTCAACTATAATATCCTTTACATTTAAAGTATTAAAAAATTTAGTTTTCCACTCATTTGATTTGATATAAAATTCTATTGTAACAAATCTATCTACCTTAACTTTATCTATATG